CGCGTATCTAGTATTTATCATTCATCATTCTTTTTAGCTGCTAGAATTTTTAACAACTCATTTCTATCAAGAGCCTTACCTTCACCTAATGGAGTATTTGCTATTTCTTCTACAGCAGGATTAGTTTTGTGGTCTAGAGCAGCTTTCTTCAATTGAAGTTCTATCATTTTAAGTTTTTTATTGATTTTAGCTGTCTTAGCAGTAATAGCATGATTTAACATATTACTAGCAACACCAAATATTTCACTGCTAAATCTGCTATCTACTTGCATACCCAAGTCCATAAGGTCTTTATAACTATTAGTAGCTAAATCAGCTAGGCTATCCATTTCAATATCAGCAACTTCTAACCCTCGTACCTGAGGTAAAGCATTTTCTATTTTTTCTAAATTAGTTAATGCTTCTTTAGTAACTTCTATTGCATATTCAGGTATAGGTTTAGATAGAGATTCTATATCTGCTTGTGGTAGTTCAAATAATTCTTCTAATTTTTTTGTCATAATAATATTTATTGTCTTTTATAAATTATAAAATACTATTCCATAATTTAGGACCAGTGACCGTTATCATATTTGTTAGCATATTTTTACTTCCTAACCTCATAAAGTTTTTAAAATTATAGTTTGCAATCTCTTGTAGATTTTGTGTAACATTGTAGAATTCGGTATCTGACATTGATGCAAGTCTCATAGTTTCTTTTACTATTGCTTTACATTTAGATTCAATTGATTGATCAACTCTACTATAACTCTCGTCAATTACTGGTTCAAAAGTTTCATACCCTGAATTTTTTAATAAAGTAAGACCCATGTTAGATGTAAAGAGTATAAAAGGTCTAGCCATGCTTATTGCTCTATATGTTTTTTCAGTTATTATTATCCCGGTAAATGCATTGAATGGACTAGTTTCTAATACAATATTAATATGTGATTTTTTATAAAGCTCATAAATTTTTAAAGGTAACGAATTTGATTGTTCTAATAGATCCAAACAATAAGGCATATTATCTATCCAAGTATGAATATCTTCTTTATTTTTGCTGATTTGTTTAACATTGTCAATATTTTTTAATTGTTCTTTCGTTATTATTTCGTGAGGATAAGGTACCGATTCCGGATGTCCGTTAGTAAAAGTGTAGTAAAATTTATCTAGTAGATTGTTTTCAATTAGATCACAAAAAAATTTAAATCGCCAATATTCATACCTTCGTGAAAAAGCACTAAAACGCTTTGGTAATAGAGTTTTAAAACTAATTTCAGGTTTAATATTATGATTAATCACTTGATTGTAAATTTGGTCCAAGTAAGGATCAAACGCGATAATGTTTATCGGTGTAAGTCCTAATTTAAACAGTTGTTTTTCTATTTCCTGTTTTTGAAACTCATATGCTACTACTATCCAAATATTATTAGATTTAATCTTATAGTTTATTATTAACTTATAGATGTTATCTATGATCGCGTTTACATTAATAAAAAAATCATGCTTTGCATAAAGATGAGTATTTTCTAATTCTGATAGACGGGTCAATATATGGGAAGGAACGCGATTATCAATGTCATATAAGTCGTTAAATCCTATTAAATATATTGAATGATTTTCTAGTTCGGTATCTTCAATAATTCTATGCCTGTGAGAAGGAATACGGTTTAAACCGTAATTATACATAATTTCATTTGTTTCTGCTTTGTTATAGTAGTACAAATAGTCGAAAGAAAATGTCATGATTTTTTTCCGTTAAAAAATAAATCCTTTTCTGTAATTACTCTAAAAGTGTAACCTTGACTTTTACAATATCCCATAGCTGCGGCCCATTTAGCATGATTTATAGCAACAATCATTCTGTCCTTTGCAGTAGCTGCTTTACTTTCAATAATACTTTGTTTTTGTGGTTTTATTTCTACTACTTCTGCTACTTTTTTTCCAAACTTGTTTTCATATACTACGAAAAAATCAGGAACATATATGGTTGGTTTGCCCGTGAATGGATGTTTATATGGAATTCGTAATGCTTCGCTAGCCCAATATAATACATTATTGTGTGTATCACAAAATGTCATAAAGGTAAGTTCCCATCCTGAACGATATTTAGGATTATGTTTTCCTATATACTTTTGAGGATTTTTAGGAGTATAAAAACCTTGCGCCCATTTTCCCATGTCACTGTACTACATTTCTCGCTACAGGTTGATTGGGTCTAGGCACAACACTTACTCCGTATAAAGAAGTTTTTGATTTTAAACTATTTAAGTAATAACAAATAATTTTATTCATCTGTAATTTGTTACCAGCACCTTGTATTTCATCTAATAAATCTAGTACATTTAATCCTGTTTCAGTTGCTGCCCTAAACAAAACTGCTGTAAAATTTTGTGCTATACTTTTAGTTTCACATACACTGGTAAAATATCCATACACAATATCAAATTGATCTGCGCCAACTGTTACATCAGTAGAATAAAAAGAATCAAAAATTCTAATAGTTTGATCTATATTAGATCTATTATCTATTATTCTAGCCACTTGTTCCACCTATATATGTTACTTGCGAACCTGCATAAGGATATTCACCAACTCCTTTAGGAGATTGTAATGCTAGCATTGTAGGATACCCAGCACCTGGGTTAGGGGTAGATTGCCCCACTGGATATAAAGTAGATAAATTTCTATTATAATTTGGATTATTTCTTAATGTTACTGATAACCCTGCCACAGATTGCAATGCATCTGAAGTAACTAACCCTGGTGTTTTTTGATAGTTATAAGCTACATTTGGATTGTTTAACATTTTAACCTCTAGTCATAAATCCACCGGCAGGAGGAATATAATTACTTTTTCCTGCAACAGGACTATTATTACCTTTTGGTGTAACCGGACTTAATATCTTATCATATGAGCCATCTAATCCAAATCCTTGAACAATATTACCTGGATTTTTACCATCCATAGCACCTGAATTATAAACTACTGTTTCATATCCTAAATCCATTTGAATATCCATTGTACCGCCACCTTCTGCATAACTGTAGGTGTCATGATTCAATGAATTAATTAATGGATTAATTAATGTGTATGCAGTAAACTTATGTTGATTAAATCCAAATATGGTTATATTTTTGAAAAAGGGAACTTTTATTAAACTAGGATTAGGACTTTCTCCCCAATAACCCCAGTTATTATTCCCTACAATATTATCTGTATTTGTATAAATGTTTCTGTAATTATAATTAGCATCTGTGGCTGCTTGTACTGATCCGCCTCCACCCTGAGTTGGTCTAGCAATTCCGCCCCTAGCACCTTGAAAAACAGCACCAAAGTTTGAACCATCTTTGTAATAATATGTATAATATGCATCCCACAAACTAGTAATCAGATTACTATTGTCATCATGAAAATTAATAGTAACAGGATTGTATTTAATTTTAGTTTGTACGATTCTTTTTCTATTATACTGATTGAGTTCAGCCGTGTTTATTTGATAGCTAGGCAATTTAACACTTTTAACTAGAAGACCAAAATTAGCACCAGTGTTTATATTTTGATCGTATGCTGTTTGATTAACATCAAAGTATACATGAAATAAAAACTTAAGTTTAGGTGCTCTTTCATAAACACCTGTTCTAAATATTTTTGCTGCGTGTTGGTGATCACGGAGATTTGTACCAGAAGCAGAATAAGATTTTCCGTCATTAATAGGACCGGGAGACCCGGTCCTTCTTTGTAGATTTTGCCCGTTAGAATTGGCCATGCGTTACCTCATTAGGCTACGCTGGTAGCTGTATCTGTTGGGTTTCTCTGCTGTTGTGCTACTTGTCCTACGCCTTCTTCGACGCCGTTATATCCTGTTTGGATTGCATTGTCGAATTGTACGGTTAATGCGATTTTGATATCTTCGCTAGTACCATAGTTAACAGTGTTGTAGTTAACTGATTCTAAGAAGCATCCAACTAAATACCATGTTTCAAGTACTTGGGGCACTGCAACTCCATTGCCACCGTCTAAAATTTCTAAAGTCATTGAAAACTTATAGTCACTTGCAGACGCAGCACTGGCTTGTTCTGCCATATCTAACTGCTTTTGAACTTGTGCACCAATTGATCTAGTTACTGCACCTGAAGCATCGTCACGAATATTCATTGTCATTGTTTGCCATGTATGCTTGCCTGCCATGTAAATAGTAGAGTTGTATACTGGTAATGTTATCTTAGCGAACGAAAGGTTTGGTCTAGAACAATCAACAACCTGGCGTGTTAATTCAAGTCCATCGTTATCACCAAAGTTGAAAAAGTTTAAACGGTATCTAAACTGTAACTTTGGCATCAACAAGGTCTGATTACCGGCATTGGTATCGCTTGCTGATAGATTAACTAGTGTTTGTGAGGCTATCGCCATTTTAATTTCTCCTGTTAATATTATTTATCTTTTATTAAGGGGCATTTCTGCCCCTTATTTTCTTATAGTGCTGCTAACTCACCTGTATTCAAAATACGAACTGGGATGTAGATGAATTCAGCTGCCTTAACAGGCTCAATCGCAACGTCTACCCAAAGCTCATTTCTATCAATTCTAGCAGGAGT